AGGCACAGCAAGTATTATAGCATCGAGCTTGCATGCGCAGCAGTAGAGCGCTTTGATCGCAGTGTAGATCGCGAATTCATATCCCTCAAGAAAGTAGGCTAGCAATGCGCAACTTCGTCAAATGCTGGTGGTACAAAGAAGACTTCCTAGACAATTTCGACCCTGATGAAGCAATCTACATATCAGACTTCGACATGTTTGACGATTACATTTACGAAACTTATAAAGACTTCGAGGTTATCGAGATTGAGTGGAATCATGGCAGTGTTTACAGGCATTATTTCATCGACAACACGCTGAGGAGACAGCCATGGACGTGATCCTCGCGCTCGCAGCTTTCATCATGATCATCGCATTCTGCCATAATGCATCGGACTGGAAAAGCTGAACTTAGTATAAAATATGATTTATGAAGATTCTATGAAAAGGCCAATTCCCGGCCTTTTCTCATTAAATCGGAGTATACTAGCTATTGTCAAAGCAAGCCAACCAATCGAAAGGAATCTGTTATGGCTGCTAAAATCACGCGCACGTTCACTGTTTACGAGGTCGTTGCCTACATTCTCAACGACGAAAATCCGCCCGAGGTTGAGGAATATGCTCGCGTGCAGGCTACCGACACCTCCATGAACGATCGCAAGGCTCGCGTAGCTTTTCGCGATGCAGGTGTGGCGCTGCCGAAGCACTCCATGGTCAAGTGGGCGGACGGCGAGACCGTCACCTACGGTATGACCGTGGAAGACTTCATGGCTTATGGCGAAATCATCAACGCTTAACAGATAAGGAGACAAGAACATGGCAGAGAACACCGAGATCATGGCAGCCGATGAGGTCGTTATCAATGACCTGGCACCGCGCACTTACGACATCAAGGAGCTTTCGCAGCCCGAGTCCAACGCTTTCTGCTCGATCAAGGAAGATTCACTCGAAGCTAAGAAGCTCGTATACAACGCTTCGAACAACCCCACGCATAAGATTGACGACTACATCAACAAGGAGATCGCGCTTAAAGACGTGTTCGTAGAGATCATCGAGCTGGCCAACGAGAACACGGGCGGGCTGGAACAGGCTCCTCGCATCGTGCTTATCGATGACAAGGGTGAAAGCTATCAGTGTGTGTCCAACGGCATCTTCGGTTCGCTCAAAAAGCTCATGGCGATCTTCGGAGAGCCGACATGGGAAGACCCCATCAACGTCGTTGTAAAGCAGGTGAAGGTCAAGCGCGGGACGATGCTCACCCTCGAAGTCGCGTAAGGTTCCATTCGAATATCAAGAACAAGAGCCGTCCTATGTGGCGGCTCGTTTAGGAGATAGACATGCTTTCGACTGCCGATAAAGACTTGATGGACAGATTTTTGTTTTCCGCCGTGAACCGTACGCTCCGTCAGACATATTGGGGCGACAATGCGGTTCCGCAGGGTGTAGCCGTTTTCAAGGTGCATCAGAATGGGCGCATCGAATATATGTTCACCAAAGATGACAAGTTCGATCTGAAACGCGATGACATCAACGATCTTCGCGAGCTGTGTCGCATGTACATGCTTGATGGTTACGTCGGCATCGTCTTCGTCATGCATTCGGAAGCGGTCAAGATCGTCTCCAAGCACAGGAAGTATCCATATTAGGAAGGAGGTATGATATGCCTACGAAAGACGGGGTGTTCTACGAGCTTTCCGATTCGCCCTATCGCGCGCTCTACGGCGATTACACGTTCCACTTTTCAAGCCGCAAGCATCAGGAAAGCTTCCTCGATAAGCTGTCGGTTCGGGTCGAATGGCTGTGTGACAGTTTTTCGAAGCGCTTCAAGTTCGAAATCGACGCTCGGTTAATCGCAGTGTTCCAGCTGTATTTCCAGGTTGAGACGCGCGGTTGTTATGTCAAAATGGCTGATGGTGAGGTGTTGAGATGCAAGCAGAACCTAAGATTGCATGGACTAAAAGCCAGCGTGCAAGGCTCAACTCAGCCGTGCGAAAGTACAATAATGCGATTCGACGCGCCCAGCGAGCCGTTCCCGCCAATGCCCCTTTTCTCCCGGAACCAGTGAGTTATCAGGATGTGAAAGCATCCATCAACAGCGCGCGGACGCTGAACAACACGGTCAACCGCCTGTTGCGAGTCATGCGTCCGCGAGCTCTGGAGCTTACCAGCGTGGGAGACGGAGGTATCGTTACCCGTTACGAGGTGCGCGAGTTTCAAATCGCCAAATCTGTGAACGAGCGCCGCAAGAGCTTGCGCCGCAAGAAGCTCGGCATCGATTACGGCCAGACGCTCGGGCGGATGGGCACCATCCAGCAGAACAACCTCGCACCCGACACCCGAAGCGCACGAGACTTCTCGCCCGTCGGTCTCAAACGGTTTTTGCAGCGCGCAGAGCAGATGATGGCAACGTCGAACATGGATAAGGTGCGCCTGTACTACAAGAACTACATAACCGCGCTTGACACCGTTTTCGGCGGGTACTCGGAATACGATGCTGCAATCGCCTCCATTGCCCAGAAGATCAAGACCATGATGAAGGACGAGCCTGACAGAATCCTCGATTTCTTCGAGTCGGGAGACGAGATTCTGCACATAGAATACATCTACGAGCCGCAGGATCGCGAGGCCAAGCTGTATTATCTGGTTGATCGCTGGAAGATGCTATGAGATGCAATATTTCACGGCTGACTTCGAGACGACAGCCGACGATCTGACAGAAACGCGTGTATGGGCGTGGGCTGTCTGCAACTTGAAAACCTATGATATAAAGCATGGAACCGATATCGACGGGTTTCTCAGATGGTGCGAGTGCGCCCCTAACGCCCGGGTGTATTTCCACAACTTGAAGTTCGACGGGAAATTCCTCATAGACCGTTTGTTGAAGTCAGGGTGGGAGTGGTCTGAATCGTCTCACGCGAGAATGCCGTACACTTTTACCACGTTGATATCGGACATGAACCAGTTCTACAGCATCAAGCTTCATTATAAGAAAGGGCATTTCGTAGAGTTCTGCGACTCGTTGAAGATCATACCCCTTCCCGTTGCCAAGATTCCCGAAGCGTTCGGTTTCGAGACACAGGAATCCAAGCTCGAAATCGACTACACAGAGCATCGAGAGGTCGGCCACGAGCTTACGCAAGAGGAAATCGACTACATTTCGGCAGACACGAGGATCGTCGCGCGAGCGCTTGGGGAGCTGATCGATCACGGTGCCACCAAGATCACGGCAGGGTCGAACGCCATCGCCGAGTACAAGAAGACCATAGGAGGCGAGAAGGGTTTCAGACGCATGTTTCCCGTGTGCGACTACGATGCCGAGATTCGCCCGTGCTATAAGGGCGGCTTCACCTATGTCAACCCGGAGTACCGGGGCAAAGACATTGGAGCCGGCATCGTGCTCGATGTGAACAGCCTGTACCCGTCGGTCATGGCGAGCATCTGCGGGGAGCTTCTCCCTTACGGCGACCCTGTGCTCTACGAGGGCGAGTACGTGCAAGACGATCGCTATCCGCTCTACATCCAAACAGTGCACGCGGACTTCACGCTCAAGCCGGATCACATACCCTGCATCCAGATGAAAGGCAGCCTGAGCTTCCTGCCCACCGAATACGTGAGAGATTCCAAGGGAGAGCAGACGCTCGTGCTCACAAGCGTCGACTTGGCGCTTCTCAAAGACCACTACGATATAAACTCCATCCGATACGGAAAAGGATGGAAGTTCAAAGCGAGCCGCACGCTTTTCGAGAAGTTCATCATGTCGGCCAACAATGAGAAGATCGAGGCCGCGCGAACGGGAAACGCCGGAAAGCGTTATATGGCGAAGCTGAAAATGAACTCGCCTTACGGCAAGATGGCAACGAATCCGATCAAGAGGTGCCGCCGCCCGATTCTCGGAGAAGACGGCATCGTGAAATACGAGATGCTCGCACCCGAGCACACCGACGGAATGTATCTGCCGGTAGGCGCATTCATCACGGCTTGGGCGCGCAACAAGACCATTCGGGCGGCACAGTCGGTCAAGCACCGCTTCGTCTACGCCGATACCGATTCGCTTCATTTGATCGGAACCGACTACCCGAAAGAATTGGACATCGACGAGTACAGGCTCGGCGCTTGGAAAGTGGAAAGCGAGTTCTGGCGTGCGAGGTTTTTGCGTCCGAAAACCTACATCGAAGACGACGTGAAGACAGGCAAGCTCACCGTACATTGCGCTGGGATGCCGGAGCGCTGCCACGAGCATGTGACTTGGGAGAATTTCAAGCCGGGCGCGAAATATTCCGGGAAGCTCTATTCAAAGACCGTAAAAGGCGGTATCATACTATATGAAGGCGATTTTGTCATCAGAAAGGAGTTGTGCTTATGAGCCGATACGAACCGAGCTTGCGCGAGCTGGCCATGGAGCCTGACGAAGACAAGCGGCTTGAGATGGCCGCGCGCATCGACGCCGATGCGGCAGAGCTCGATGAGCGCTGGGACGAGCGCGACGGCTGGCGAAACGAGCGGGAGGAGTGGGACGCGGAACGCGACCGCCTTGCCGCCGAGCGAGACGAGGCCATCGCGGAACGCGACCGCTATCGAGAAGAGGTGGACGGCTGGAAGAAGCGCTATGCCGACCGCTTCTTCACCGCGCCCTACCAGGCCGTCCATGACCAAGCGCAGGACATCGAGCGCGACGGAACCGTGCAGAGCTTCGATCAGCTCTGGGAACGCCGCGAAGGTTAGAGACAAGGAGACTAGAATATGGCAACCAAGCCCAGCACTGCCGCCAACACCGTGCCCGACGGGCGCGCGGCGGTAAGCGCCATCGTCAACGAAACCCCCGAGCTTGCGCAGCCCCTTGCGGCTCGAGGCGCCGTGAAGGCGAATGCAGATGGAACCTATGCGGTGTCCGGCGACACCGAAGCCATCCACGCCATCGGCGATTACATCATGAGCTTCGAGCCGGCGCAGAACGCGTTTCTCAACGCGCTCGTGAACCGAATCGGCCTCACTATCGTAACGAGCCGCTTGTACCGGAACCCTTGGGCGAACTTCAAGCGCGGTTATCTAGACTTCGGCGAGACAGTTGAGGAGATTTACGTCAACCTCGCCCGACCGTTCCAGTTCTCCCCCGATACCGCCGAGAAGAACGTCTTCAAGCGCGAGCTGCCCGACGTTCGCGCGGCATTCCACACGATGAATTTCCAGAAGTACTACAAGGTCACCATCTCCAACGATCAGCTTCGCCAGGCGTTCCTTTCCTGGCAGGGAATCAGCGATCTTATCTCGCGCATCGTGGAAACGCTTTACACCTCGATGGAAACCGACGAGTACTACATCATGAAGTACATGCTCGCCAAGTCGCTTCTGAACGGATACGTACAGTCTGTCAATATCCCGGCTGCCACGGCTGAAAACGCAAAGGAGATCGCTGCGAACTTCCGCGCCGTTTCCAACTTGCTTGAATTCCAATCCACGAAGTACACCATGAGCGGCGTCACCACCCACACGCCGAAAGACGAGCAGTTCCTGATCATCGACGCTCGCTTCGAGGCGGTAATGGACATGAACGCGCTTGCTTCTGCGTTCAACCTCGATTACGCCGAGTTCATGGGAAAGATCGTTCGCGTCGATTCGCTCGTAGAGTACGATTGGAACCGCTTGACCGAGCTGTTCACCGACGCTTCCGGCAAGGTCGACCCGAGCTTTCACAAGTTCACCAAGGACGAGCTGAAGACCCTCGGAAGCGTTCCCGCAACGCTGGTGTCCCGCAACTTCTGGATGATCTGGGACAACTTCCAAAACATGACCCAGCAGTACAACGGCGAAGGCCTGTACTGGAACTACTGGTACCACGTGTGGAAGACGTTCTCGGTTTCCCCGTTCGGCCAGGCTGTGGCCTTTTCATCTCAGGTTGCCTCAATCACGAGCGTTACCGTCGACCCGGCTACTGCCACGTTGTCCAAGGGCGCGAGCTTGCAGCTCGCCCCTAAGGTCGTCGCCGCCGGCGTGATCAACAAGAGCGTCACGTGGTCGATTGCCGACGCGGCCTCCTCCGGCACCTACGTGTCCGATGCGGGCTTGGTGCACATCGCCAAGGACGAGACTTCGGCGACGGTCACCGTCTCCGCGGCCTCTATCGCAGACCCGACCAAGACCGCGAACTGCGTGATCACCGTATCCGGCAACGCGGGAGCCTAGACGGGCACGCTGAATCGGAGGGCGGGTGACACCGCCCTCCTTTATGCAGAGGAGGTGAAACATGGCCGTTTTCCAACCGGATACCAATATCAGGCTCGGGACAGTCCCCTGGAACAACACGTACCGTCACGTGAGGTGGTACTCTTCGAAAGCCGAGCAGACGCAGTCCATGCAAGGCATGTGCGATCGCGCGGTGGCGAACGCTAGTTATCAGCGTCTTCACCGCGCAATAGACGTGCCCTACAACGCAGAGCTTATGTACGGAATCAACTACGTGATGTTCCAGAACGCGAACTACGGCTCCAAGTGGTTCTACGCGTTCGTTACCGACATCGAGTTTTTGAGCGAGAACGCAAGCAGGCTCACCATCGACCTGGACTACATGCAAACTTGGATGTTCGATTTCTCGGTTCCTGCATGTTTCGTCGAACGAGAGCACGTGAACGACGACTCGATAGGCGCGCACATCAAGGACGAGGGCATCAATCCCGGCGAGCTTAAATGCACGTATTTCGCGTTAGACAACGACGAGATGGATTGTTACATGGTAGTGGCGAGCGCCGTCGAACCGCTGAAAGACGGCACGTACGTCAACAACGGCGGCGACCAGTACATGGGCGTGACGAGCGGCACGAGCCTATCGGTGTTTTTGACCGCGGACGACTTCAAGGGTTTCATGAGAGCGCTGTCCGACAACGGCCAGCAAGATGCAGTGAGCCAGGTTTACATGTGCCCGCGTGCCGCTATCCCGAACATCGTCAAGAAGTCGAACGGTTGGGGTTATTGGGTGGACTCCGCAGCACCGACCCCTCAAGACACCAAGAACTACAATCTCGGGTTCACGACGCTAGACGGCTACACCCCGAAAAACAACAAGATGTACTGCTATCCGTTCGAGTATGCAGAGGTAACGAACTTCACGGGGCAATCCCAGGAGCTTCGCTTGGAGTTCTTCGGCACGCCGGGAACCGTGTCGTTGCAGAGAACCGGCGGTTGCGACGCCAATTCGCGCCTGGCGTACATCCCGCTCAACTACAACGGGGTGAACCGATTCACCGAGGGCGCTGTGTATTTGGACAAGTACCCGACGTGCAACTGGGTGTACCAGGCTTTCGCGAACATGTTGGGCGCGTCCGAAGTCGATACGCCTTGGGGATTCTCCTTCAACTCGATGAGCCAGCTCCCCTACGTCAATTCGTTCGTGAACAGCGTGCAGAACATCATCGGCCAGGCAACGAATCTCAACCCGCTCGGCATGGCGAGCGAAGCGATCAACGGCGCGCAGGACTTGACGAACACGTTCGCCAACTTCTCCAAGGCGGCGCACACGCCGAATACCTCGCGCGGAGGCACTAACTCTACTACCGCGCTGGTGAACTTCGGAAGCTACACGGTGGGTATCCGCAAGTACACGTGCCGCGCCGAGATCGCCCGTCAGATCGATGACTTTTTGAGCGTCTACGGCTATAATGTATCCATTGTCAAAAGTCCGAACATCACGGGGCGCGCGTCTTGGAACTACGTCAAGACCGTAGCGGCCAACGCCAAGGGTGCCGCTCCAGCATCCGAACTGTCGAAGATCAGCCGACTGTTCGACAACGGCGTGACGTTCTGGCATACCGACAACGTAGGCGATTATTCTCTGCCCAACTCTATTGTGTAAGGAGGTGTTGAATGGACTTTCTGATGAACCCTATGGGGTTGCCGTATTCCGCCAAGATGATTCACGGCATGGACGGTGCTCAGGAGACGCAGAACCGGCTCATGAACAACGAGACGTTCATGATGTGGCAGCTCCGTCTCTACGAACTCGCCATGAGCGTGTTCGAGTGGGTCAACTTGCCATCCGGCATCAACTCTCGTCAGATCGAGTGGTGGCTGCTTCGCGACGGCGTGGCCGTCTTTCTGCAAGACGAGGCGCTTGCCGAAGACCCTCTCCAGCGCAGCCCCGAAGGCTACGCTATCATGCAGGTGATGCTGCAAGGCGGATACGACATATACAACCTGCCCGTCAACCGCGTGGCGTATGCCGTCGAAGGGTGGAACATCCCGCTCACATCCCAGAATTCGGTTCTGATCTTCAACAACAACTTCCGCTACCCCACGTGGATGGTGCTCAACCTCTACGCCATGCGGCTGGCTGAGATCGACCGTACTATCGACACCAACGTGATCGGTCAGAAGATGCCGAAGTTCGTCAAATGCAACGAGCCTCAGCGCTTGACGTTCAAGAACATCGCTGCCAAGATCATGGGAAACGTCCCGTTCATCAATATAGACAAGAACATCGATCTGACCGGGCTTGACTCAGTAGACGTTTCCGCTCCGTTCGTCTCCGATAAGCTGATGGCGCTTAAAAGCCAGTACTGGAACGAAGCGCTCACCTACCTCGGCGTGAACAACGCCGACACCAAGAAGGAGCGGCGAATCACAGACGAGCTGATCGCAGACTTAGGAGATGTCGAAGCGCAGCGCCTCACGCGCCTAGAGGCTCGCCAGCTCGCGTGCAAGGAGATCAACGAGATGTTCGGGCTTGAAATCGACGTTCGGTTCAGGCCGTCGGAGATCGAGCAGAACGAGGTAGACGAGTTGGAAGGAGGCGAAGAGGATGAGCCAGTTTACAACCGAGCTTAGGAACATCGTGAACCAGACGCTAGACAGCGCGGGAGTTGCACGCACAGAAGAGAACTGGCCGCGCGCGTATGCTATGATCGGGCTGGACGACTACCCGATTTTTCAGGAGGCGTACCGGTCTACCCTCAACGACAAGATCATACGACGATACTGGATGCGCGAGATCGGCGGCGAGACGGTGGCGCTGTTCAGGATGTTCCTGCGCAGGACGATGCACGAGATCATGCCGTACTACAACCAGATGTACGAGTCTCTCGCCCTTGCCGATCAGATTCAACCGCTCGTAGATCATACGCGCACGATCGCCGAGGACGCTGCCGGCCGCGCATCCAACCAGGCATCGACCAACGCGACGAGTGCGAGCACAGGCCAGGACTTGTTCAACGACACCCCTATGTCGGCGCTCAACATCGACAACGTCAAGAGCGGGAAATACCTGTCGACGGCGGATTTCACCGAGGCGACTACCACGGACAACGGGAGGTCGGACTCTTCGGGCGCCTATGACAACACGCTCTCGCGCACGGAGACCGGCCACGACAAACCGGAGTCCGAATTGCTCTTGCTTTGGCGCAGCACATTCGTTAATATAGACTTGGAAATAATAGAATCCGAAGCGGTATCGAGCTGCTTCATGGGACTCTGGTAAGGAGGAGATCATGGCAAACACGCCCGTGCCGCCTATGCCGGTGCTTCCCTATCCGCCCGCTGAGCGGCCGTTCAGGTACTTCTGTCAAATGGCGCTGCCCGCCGTGTACACCGACGAGCTGAGCTATTACGAGGTGCTATGTAAGGTGGTTGATCACCTTAACAAGCTCATCACGTCTAATAATCAGTTGAACGAAGATGTGCAGGCTCTTTACGACTTCGTGCAGAAACTGCGCGATTTGATGGAAAAGTTCATGCAGTCCGGCTTCGATGAGTATTATAAGCAACAGGTGATTGAGTGGATAAATAATCATTTGACGTGGCTGTTTACTACTATAGCCCGCCAAGTATATTTTGGATTGACGCTAGAAGGTTATTTCGTCGCGTATATCCCAGATGGATGGTCTGATATTGTTTTCGACACCGGAGCGGACTACGCTTTGGACACGTACGGTCGTCTCATCCTTCGATGGGATGCAGACAGTCCGTATACCGTCAACCAAACACCTGAGAAAGTAAGGAGCTAAACATGGCAGTACGAGAATATGTAGGGGCGCGGTACGTTCCTCTGTTCGCAGACCCGTTGCAATGGAGCGACACGAGAACCTACGAGCCTTTGACCATCGTTGTCAATCAAGGCAACAGCTACACCAGCCGTCAGTTCGTGCCTACTGGCATCGACATTTCAAACGATGACTTCTGGGCGCTCACTGGAAACTACAACGCTCAGGTTGAGCAGTACCGCCAAGAGGTATTGAAATTCGATGGCCGTATCGCAAAGAATGCTAAAGATATCGCAAAGAATGCTAATGATATAGCGGCGGTTAAAAACGATGTGGATAATCTCGAAAGCCACGTTGGAACCGAATTCATCGTTATCGGCGATAGTTGGAGCGACACCGACCCTTCTACCACCACCTATATTAAATGGCCTATTACATTTCAAAAGTATACGAGAATGAATATCCATAATTACGCTCGTAACGGCGCTAGCGTGGTAGGATCGACTCCTGACCCTGGACAAAGCGGAAACTTTTTAGGGCAGGTCAACAAAGCGATAGGCGACACTTCCTTCGATCATTCGAAGGTAGAGCTGATCGTGATCATGGGCGGCGTAAACGACTATCGTTCAGGGCGCACGTTCTCGGATGTCGCCGAGGCATGGAGCGGTCATATAGCATCGTTGACCGCGGCCTTTCCAAAAGCAAGGATTGTTTCCTTCCTAAATTATCAGATTTTCCTTTCGCGCGACGAATGGAATTGGACGAATCTTGCAAAACGCATCATAAGGGAACGAAGCGGCTGTCCTGTTCACTCGATGATCGGATGGGTGAGCGGGTCTCAGTTCATTGCAGATAAAGTGCATCCGAACGATGCTGGATATCGTCAACTATGCTCTAATATGATAGCCTGTTGTTTCGGAGGAAATCCCATTTTCGTTTCGACGACTATAAAAAAAACGGTGGCGGGAAGCGGTAATGCTTCGATGGCTTTCATCATATCCGAGCATTTTACCGAAGACGCGATGATTAGGACTATCCAAACCATCAACACCGGTATTTCGAACGAGCAGACAATCACGCTTTCATTAGACAATAACACAGGACTGACTTCCAACGCACCGTTCTATTCGTGGGGGAGCTATACAGATGAAACGTCCGGAGCATGCGTATATGCAAAGGGCACCGACCCTGTTGTTCCGACCGATGTTAAAAAGCAGCCTGTTTCCTTCAATATAAGCTGCATGGTCCCGAAAAACGGCCAGACCCTTGGCAATTCGTTTTGGATTGGAAACGCATAATGCCTAACGACCCGACAGGCGGGGGCAACCCCAACTTCTTCAAGACCTTCAAGGGGGCGTACGTCCACGCCCCCTCCCCCGAAGCGATGTTCACCAGCGAGCGGGTCATGCTGTCCTGCGTGAACGACGTGCAGTTCCAAGGCGATTGCATGATCATGAACTACACGCCGGGCGCGACGCTCACGACCCTGCCTCCGGAATGCCGGCCGTCTACCGAAGTGCGGATTCCCGTGATCGTCGATACTAACGTGGACGTGCTTTCGATTCAGACGAACGGCGCGGTTTCCCTGCATGCTTCTACCGACGGCATGGTGTACCTGGCGGGGCTGTCCTTCAATATAAGCATGAACTGGTATTCTAATTAGGAGGAGTCAAACATGGATGTTAACGACATTGTCACTCTTATCGGTAGTCTGGGCTTCCCTGTCGTGGCTTGCGTGGGCATGTTTTACCTGTACAATCGTACTCTTAAGGACTTTACTATTACACTTAACGACATTGCGAGCGAGATTAAGGAGCTACGGGAAGAGCTTAAAGAGCTGATCAAGAATGCTTAGGGGCATCGACATATCGAACTGGCAAGCTGGGTTAGACGCGGATGCGGTGTTTCCCAACGTGGACTTCGTGCTCTGCAAGGCTACCGAGGGTGTGGGTTTCGTGGACGGATACTGCGACAGCTGGGTGCAGTGGTGCCGCGCTCACGGAAAGCCGTGGGGGTTCTACCACTTCGCAGGATCCAATCAACCCGTTGCCGAAGCTGCACATTTCATCAATAACACGTCTAATTATTTTGGCGGCGGTATTCCTGTCCTCGATTGGGAGAGCGATCAATCGGTTGCATGGGTAAATAAGTTCGTGCGCAAGGTACATGAGCAAACCGGCATCTGGCCTTGGATATACGCCAATCCTTGGCGCTTCAATCAAGGCGGCGTGGAGCAGAACTGCATGCGCTGGATCGCGAGCTACCCCGACGTGATCCGTCCTGGTCTAGACTACGACCCTGGCGAGGTTCCGGAGACTGACGGCCTCGTCGGCTGCTGGCAGTACGCAAGCGACGGGCGCGTGCCGGGGTACGCGGGTAATCTCGATGTTAACCTATTCTTCGGAGACGAAGCGGCGTGGGCAGCGTACGCGGGGCTTGTCCATAATGAGCCTGAGCCGAGTGTACCGGAAACGGGACAGGAGAGCGTTTTGGAGAATGATGAATTCCGCGTGACAATTCAAGAGAAATAGGGTACAATGCTATTGCGCCGAAAAGCAACTCATCTTCTCGTGAGCGTGGGGCATGCGGTGAAACGTACACGACACGATACGGAGAACAGCCCGCTCTGTGATGATCTTCTCGGTTAGCGCCCTTTGACTTGCCGCCCTCCGCTTGCACAGCATGATGGAGGGCGGCGCTCTATCAAAGGGAAACGAATAAGTCAAGGGAGACAATGGCTAAATACTGGGACATATCGAAAACGCTGTCGTACAACTGCCTGTTCAATTTCATCTACGGCATCCGCGGTGCTGGCAAAACCTACACCGGACTACAGCACTACGTCAAGCGCTACCTGCGAACGGGGAAGCGCTTCATGTATCTTCGGCGCACCGAAGAAGAGTTGAAGAACCTCACCACGCGCAAAGACGGTCGTCTGTTCAACCACGTCCAAAAGGAGTTCCCCGATCACGCGCTCTGGGCTGAGGCGAACATACTGCACGTAGACAAGCAGATATGCGGCTACGCGCAAGCACTGTCCACCGCGCGCAAACTGAAATCGGATGCACTGGACAACGTGGACACGATCCTGTTCGACGAGTTCGTCATCGACAAGGGGTTCCAAACGTACCTTCCCGACGAGGTAACGGCGTTTCTCGAGCTGTACGAGACGATCGCCCGCCCAGGGTCGCGCGACTACGACGTGACATGTATGTTCTGGGGAAACGCAGTGACGAGCGCGAACCCCTACATGGATTATTTCGGGCTGGAACTTCCGTACAAAACAGACGTTTGGCGACGCGGTGAATTCCTCACGCAAATGGTAGCTCCCCCTGAACTGGTGGAAGCCAAGAAGTCTACGCGGTTCTACAAGGCCATCGAGGGAAGCGCGTATGCGGCCTACGCTGCCGAGAACAAGTGGCTGCGCGACAATCCGAAGTTCATCGGGCGAAAAGGCAAGGACGCTGAATACCAGTTCACGCTTATTTATTTCGACGACGCGATAGGAATCTGGCGCGACTACCGAAACGGGTGCTATTACGTCTCCGATGACGTTGACGCCCAATGCCGGTTCGTATTCGCGACGACGACCGAAGATCACGAGCCGAACACGCTTCTGCTGAAAGGATTCAAGACTTCGCCACACTTGGCGAACTTGAAGAAAGCCTACGACATGGGGTGCGTGAGGTACGAGAACATGAGGCTGAACAACTGGTTCAGGGATATAGTTAGAATGGGGTTGTAAACATGGCAGAACCGGTTATCATTTCGGCAACCAAGCAGGGCGGAATCGAGAACGCCTACATAGGCACCATCGGAAACGATGGGTACATTTACTTCAACGACGTCGACTTCTTTCGGTTCAAGGACACGGGAACATGGGAAGAGCATGTTTACGTACTGAACCGAACTCGCCACTCCTGGACTAAAACCACGATGTTCACGAAGATAAGCGCGAAGAATCTGAACTCGGGAGGTGGAAGCGTAGCGCCGGGCGGATCGGGCGTGGAAGGTGCCGTTCAGTGGGCGATAGCGATCGCCGAGGACGATTCGCACGGGTACGACCAACCGACTCGAGACGGTGGAACCGACTTCGACTGCTCGTCGCTCGTTAGCTGGGCTTTCCGTGAGAACGGCTGGGACGTGCCGTTTCCATCCCCGTCAACCTACAACATGCGCAGCATCTTTCAAGGGTTGGGATTTTCCTGGATTCCAGGGAACCCTTCGGCGTCAGAGCTTGCACGAGGGGACATCGTGCTTTTCGAGGGAAACATCAACGCGGGCACAGGGCACGTCGAAATTTACATCGGCGAGAACATGTTGGTAGGCGCGCACATCAACGAATGGGGAGGGGTTGCGGGAGGGCAACCGGGCGATCAGACAGGTCAGGAGATAAGCACAGGCGGATATTATCGCGGAAGTTGGAACGGGGTGCTGAGATGGAATGGCTGATCGGAGTTGCATCGTTCACTGTGGGTTCTTACTTCGGGATGTTGATTATGGCGCTTATTAGGCGTGAATAACTGAGGGTGCATGTGGTATAATGGATTTGTTGGTAGTTGAGTCGAAGGGAGTTGAAAGTGGCTGAGTTCTTCATCGGATGCATGATCGGATCGTTGGGCGTCACGGTTATGGAAGTAATGCTCGTAGCTATTTGGCAAATGCTACATGAAGAGTAACATTTGAGTTTAATTGTAAATTTTACCATTACAGTTGAAGGGCGTGAGAGTTATGTTTCTAGGGCTTCCGTGGATTGTTTGGATCGTGGTTTGCATTTCGCTAATTGGCAT